GTTACCACTATACAACAGAAATAGAAGGAAAAGGTGTTGACTCTCTGGCAGTATGTGCTATACTAAAAGATATAGGGGTGCCTACTGATGCTGCATCAGTGGAAATGTATCAAGAGTTACAAGAAATACATGATGTAGTTGATCCTGATAACTGGGCAGAACGTATTGATGAAATAGAAGAGCAATTTTTTGGGGAAAGCCGATGACCGCCCGACGTAGGGAACTGGAAAAGTCGTATGCCCACCCAACTAAGCGGAGAGCAGGGAGTGGGAAGTACACTCCAATTAATAAGAAAACAAAGACAGCCTTTAGATTAAAGCAGGCGATAATAGTCAAGATGATGAGTGAGAGACAAGAAGCACTACAGGCAGCGGAAGACGCGGCAAAAGAGAGAGTGACAGATAAAATTAATGAAGAAAAAGAAGGGTAAAAAATGAGAGAGCACAGACAGCCACGCAATTTAGTGGCTAAGTATAACCGCGAGGTTAATCGACACAAGGTTATCCCTACCGCTAAGCTTTACAAGCGTAAGGATAGAAACAACACAAAGTATGAGGAGTTGATATGAAACCTAAAAACCTAAAGGAAGGACAAGTAGTACAGGTTAAGGAGCACCGCGAAGAAGGTAATGTGTTCACAATAGGCGACTTTGCAGAGACAGGAGAATTTGGTATTATAAACTACGCAGATGTAGAAAAGTGTAATGCTGTGGTATACTTTCCAGCACAGGTGTGCTCATGGAGTTGTCACGCTAATGAGCTGAAGAAGGTGAAGTATGACTAGATACGCAGATCACCTTGCTAATCAGCACGAGGACAACGACTATCAGCCAGTGATGAAAGTTGTTTTAGGTGTGAATAAGTACATACCATGTGTAAGAGGCAAAGAGGTACGTGATAGTGATTTGGCCTTCCTCACTTACGACGAAGCGGTGAGCTACGCTAAAGGCTGGGATAGGGCTAAACCTCATGGATAGTATAATGTTTAATGTGACAGTACGCACGGAAGATTTCTCGTATGTACACACGTACCATAGACCATTTAATTCAGAAGGTGACTGGGAATTATTCAAGGACTATATACAAGCACTTGGTTATATGCTAGAGTGTAACTATGTTTCAACAATAAGAAAAGGTGATCATTACGATGAGTGGATATAAGCAGGGATACGAGGATGGCTTTGTTGTTGGTATACGTACAGGCCACGAGGACATGCGAGAGAAGCTTGATCAGATTATAAATGATCTATCAGATGTACACTCTGGCCTTGACTGTAACATGGAGGTGCACGGGTACAACCTTAGTACACTTCAAACTTACCTAGTAGAGCTTGACGATATAGTACATGCACTAGAGGATGTTTAACTATGCATCAACAAGAAGCGAAGGTATGGCTTGCTATAGAGGGAGGCAGCGTTGCTGATGGACAATCAAAGCGAGTACTATGTCCGTTCTGTAATGGGGGTTCCCAACGTGAGCATAGCTTTGTTATACGCAATGACTCAGGACAATTTAGAGGTAACTGTTGGCGTGGGACATGCAACAAATGGATTGCCTCTGGTACACGTAGAGTATCGTGTGGAGGTAAAGTCAAGCGACAGTTCACACCAAGAATCTACTGGCAGGAGACAGTTAAGCCTACCCCTAAGTTATTGAAATGGTTGAAGAATATGTACACTTTTACAGATGAGGAGATGAAGTTAGAGGGGTTGAAATACTCACCTAAAGATGGTAGAATGGTATGGCCTTGTTACGATAAAGAAGGTAAGGAGTTTGGAGTTAACACTAAGCGAACGAGTGTAACTACTGACCCTTATCCAAAGTGGATGACGTTTTTTGATCGTGAAACGACTAGGCTACATTACCCGAGAGGGTACAGAAAGAATTACAGATACCCATTCTTATGTATCACTGAAGATATAATGAGTGCGGTAAGGGTAGCTAGGATTGCACCCGTAGTAGCACTACAAGGTACTAGTATGGTTTGGGAGCAGGTAAGAGAGTTGCATTCTCAAACTAATAAGATTATACTATTATTAGATCCAGATAAAGGTGGACGTGATGCAGTAGCTAAGATACGTAAGAATTACGGGAGTGTATTTCCTGAGGGTATAGAGAGTAGATCATTAATCTGCGACCCTAAATCATACGGCAACGATGAAATGTTAAAACGGGAGATAGGATTATGAAAGAGTCTACACTAATTTTAGTATTGTTATTAGGTAGTGCTAATTTATTTCAGGGATGGGAAATAAAACAGAAGCTTAATGAACCAAGACATGTTACAATGACTATATGCCATCAGTATTTATCAACGGGCAGTAAAATAATTGAATGTAAACCATTGGAGGTAAGACCAGATGAAACTTAAAAACGCGAAAGTAGGAATGCTAGTACAAGCTAAAGTAGATAACCCTTGTACACTGAAAGATAAAGTAGTTGCTGGTGATATTGGCACTATAGTAAAGGTAGATAAGTCTAAATGCCTCGACAAAGATTCCTATGGTATCAACGTACACTGGAACGTTGATTGTGAAGGTGTCTCTGAGCTATGGACTCACCACGACCGAGTGAGAATCTATGAAAGAGCTTAACTTCCATGAGCACAAAGGACAGTTCAAGGATGCTCAATATGAACGTGAGTGGAGAGCAGCCAAGAACCGTAAGTGTATGACTGAAGCAGAGATACTAGAGTTATCTGCTAAGCACGAGGAGGACAAGAAGTATGGAAAAGGGCGATAGAGTACGAGTAGTAGATTTAGATATTGATGATGACGAGTTCTATAGTATAGGTGCAGAGGGAGTCATACATGCCGTAACTGGTAATGCATTAATGGTAACCTTTGATAAGGGTAAATACCTTAAGGATAGAGGAAACGATGGCGATACATGGTATATAAATAAATCTAAGGTGGAAAAGGTTGAAGACTAATGCAAGAGATAAAACTACTAAGTGCGGCTGCATCAAGTCGAGATGCGGCTAAGGAACTACATCGTTTCGAGATACACAAAGATCTAGGTGACGCAGAAAATATAGTATGGGAGGAAATTTGCCGCTTCTATACTACCGATAAAAATGCTGATCACATAGAGAAAAGTATATTAAAGGAACGTCTGAGAGCACAGTTCCCCAAGGAGGATCACTACGAGAAGTTTGATATGATCGTAAGTAATCTAAGAAAGGTGTCCGTACCTAACATCCTTGACTTAGTACGAGAAGCGAGGCTTGAGACTACCTCGCGTGAGCTTGCCGTAGCATTAGAGGACGGTAAGCACAAGAGAGTGGATGACCTGATCCCAGTCTATCAAGGATTGAGAGAGGGAGGGGTTGACGATGCGGAGGAGGATGTCTATAAGGCACCCACATATGCTGATCTTGTTGTGGATAAGGATAAGTCCGAGAAGATCCTAGTGTTTCCAAAGCAGTTAAACACTACTCTTGGTGGTGGAGCACATAGGGGAAATCACATCTTCCTCTTTGCGAGACCAGAAGTGGGCAAAACGGCTTGTGCCCTTACCATGGCATATGGTTTCTTGAAACAGAAATTGAATGTGCTATACTTAGGTAATGAAGAGCCTAAATTAGATGTGATTGATAGACTTAAAGCTAGAATTTGTGATAAGCCTATCGACTGGGTACGCGATAATCCCCAGAAAACAGATGAGGTATGCTTCGCGAGAGGATACGGAGGACTCATCTTTTGGGAACCTAAAGAGAATGGAGGCACAATCGCGGAACTACAGCGGCGTATGGCAGTGCATAAACCTGATGTTGTAATTGTGGATCAGTTGAGAAACATGTCAGCACCGGGCGACTCAGAGCACGTAAAGTACGAGACTTTAGCCACGTCTATTCGTGGGCTAGGTAAACAGTATGAAGCACTCACCATCAGTCTAGGACAAGCTGGAGGAGAGGCCGAGGATCAGGCTATACTTAACATGAACCATGTGTATGGCTCGAAAACTGGTATCCAAGGAACAGCTGATGTAATCATCGGGGTGGGTGCAACGTACCAAATGATGGAGCGAGGGGAGCTAATAATGTCACCTTGTAAAAATAAGTTGTCAGGTAACCATAAACCATTTAAACTGAGAATGGATAAACAAAAGAGTAAGGTGTACTAATGAATAAAGTAAGCACTAGTTGGTTAGGGTTGCCTGAGCACGTTCAGCACCCTGACCCTTATTTATATAGGAGTAATAATTATGTTGTACTTGACTTTGAGACTACAAACGAAGATTTCGGAGACGCAGGAAATCCAGAAAATAGTATTGTCTGTGCATGCTGGAGAACTGGAAAGGATCATCCTAGAGGTAGGAGGAGCCATGCTATCCGAGGAACCGAGTTTGACATGCAAGAGCTTGTTAGAGACATTGAGCAGGCCGACTTTCTTATCGCACATAATGCGAAGTTTGAACTTAAATGGCTGCGTAGGTGTGGCCTCGAACTCACCAGCGTGGTGGTATGGTGTTCACAAATTGCAGAGTACGTTCTCGCAGGAAATAGGAAGTGGGCATTATCTCTCGCAGAATGTGCCAAGAGAAGAAACCTTGGAAGTAAGGATTTTGTTGGAAGACTCATCAGACAAGGTGTTAAGACAGAGGACATCCCTTATGAGTGGGTAGAAGATTACTGTAACATAGATGTAGACTTGCACGAGAAGTTATTCTTTAGTCAGAGAGAGGATATTTATGAGCGTGACCTGCAGGCAGTCACATACACACGTATGTTATTGACACCAGTACTAGCTGATATAGAGTTTAATGGTATGTGCTTAGATCCAGAGAGAGTTAACCCTTTGTATTATGACTATCAAGAGAGATACAATAAAGTAGAGGCAGAACTCAACGAGATCACTGGTGGCATAAACTTTAAGTCTAATGATCAGGTAGCTGAATACATATACGATAAGTTAGGATTCAAGGAACTAACAGATGACAAGGGAAGACCAAAAAGAAACCAAAAGAGCTATGATAACGCGATTGCTGCATGGGAGAAAAGAGGGAAATGTGACGCTAAAGGTAACCCTTGTAAGAAACCATGTAAAGGCAGAAAGACTGACAAGAATACTTTACCGCTAGTCTTTGCACAAGGTGCTACTACACCAGAACAACAACGATTCTTAGATATAAGATCAGAGGCGATGAAGCTATCACACGCGCTAAGTAATGCGTTAGGTAAGTTCCATCAATGTATTAACGAGACAGAGGATAATATATTATATGCAGACTTTAACCAAACACAAACAAGTACCCACAGACTTTCATCAAGTGGTAAGCGATACGCTGCACAATTTCAAAACTTTAACAAAAAGTTCAAGCCCGTATTTACAACAAGAAACTTGGGTTGGCTCTTTGCAGAACATGATCAAGCACAGCTTGAGTTCAGAGTTGCAGTTGATGGAGGCCGTGATGAAGTGGGAATGGAAGATATACAAAATAAAGTGGATGTCCACGCTGCAACGGCTTCAGTTATATTTCATCAAGAATGGCCGAAAGTACGCGACGACCTTACATCCTCAGTACGAGAAACCTTACGATTCAGAAGTAAAGAGCATACTTTCAAGCCCCTTTACGGCGGTGAATTCGGAACTGATGACGAAATGCGATATTATAAATATTTCCGCGAAAGGTATACCGGAATTTCTAACCTCCAAGAAGAGTGGAAGCAGCACGTCATCAACTACAGACACATCAGATGCAGAAGTGGGTTGATATTTTACTGGCCGCATGCTAAAATAAATAAGTGGGGTAAATTAGCACCAAGAATTATACACCAGATTTGTAACTACAATGTACAGTCATTTGCTACTGCAGATATTGTACCAATCAGTCTGGTGTACATGTGGCATAGACTTAAGAAGTTAGCACTGGAATCATTCATCGTATCTACGGTACATGACTCGGTACTAGGTGAGGTTAAACCAGAAGAAAAAGATGTATATGACAAGGTAGCTTCTATTTCATTTGAGAAGGATACAGTTAAGTACCTTAAGAAAGTATACAGAGAAACATTTAACGTACCTCTATTAGCTGAGGCAGATTTCGGTACCCATTGGCACACTAGCGATGAATGGGTCAAAACTAACATAGGAGAGCAAAATGACACCAGAAAAGCAGGGTGAACTACTAGAACAGTACAAAGCTGGTAACGATAACGCCATAAATGGGTTATATACTGGATTAGATAAGGACTTGAGGGGGTATATCAGGAGAAAAAGTACCTTTAGTCCGATGGAAATTGATGATATAGTACAGGATACATGGGTATTATTTATGAAGAACTGCCATAAATGTAGAAACTCTGTATTAGGTTTCCTGACGAGAGGCTGTGCTTTCTTTACAATATTGACTGCAAAGCAAGAAGCATACGCTCACCAGACAATAACTTGGGCAAACCAGAATCAGGATGACGCTATGGACTACATCATTGAGAACTGGGATGATGTTGAAGCTTCTATAGACTGGGTATCAACGTCCCTTGAGGACGAATACAGGCTGTCTGAGGAGCAAGGTGAAAAATTAGACAACTTCTTCGAGGGATTTGGGGACTTGGAGAAAGAGGTGTACCTTCTACACATAGGGTGTGGATATACCTATAAAGAGATAGGTGAAGATTTAGACTTGACAGTAAAAGAAATACGTGTCATAATGGACAATATAGTAAAGAAAATACGAAGGAGACTAAAGAAATGAGACAATTTAAAGTTGGTGATCGAGTACAAGATAACGGTAGGAGAGGTTATTCGTTCTCCCCTTTTAACCCAACAGGTGTGGTCACAGATGTAAACTTTTTAGGTGATAATTACTATTGTGTAAAACTAGATATAGATAGTATCTCTGATCGTTATCAGCAAGGGCTTGCATGTAGTTCTGATGGTGACTGGTACTATGAATCAGGGGAGATTGAATTAATACAGGAGGAACCTATGAGAGAGTCAGAGACAATTGGTACACGAAGAGGATATTCAATAGGGCAAGAGGTAATCTACTCATTTGAAAATGATGAGAGTGAGTATAGAGATGGTGGTGATAGTCATTGGTCATCTTATGACGGTGAGATTGCTACAATCAATCAGATAGATATATTTGATGATTACTTCCCGTACCGTCTAGAATTTAATAGTGGTGACACACATTGGGTACATGGAGATGCAACCAGACCTACAGAAAGTGTAAGGTGGTTAAGTCAAGGTGAGTCACGAGTGGTACACCAGAGTATTGACCCTGTAAATCAACCTGCACATTATACTCAGCACCCAAGTGGTGTAGAGTGCATAGAAATCGCTGAGCATATGGACTTTAACTTAGGTAACGCACTAAAGTACATTTGGAGAGCAGACCTTAAAGGTGACGCTATCGAAGATTTAGAGAAGGCACAGTGGTATATTAGACGAGAACTTAAAAAGAGAGGAGCAGTAGACTAACGTATGGGTGCGTGGGCAGAGTGGGCATATGACCAAGCGTTAAATGATCAGTATGCCTATGAACAAAGATATAAACAATTATTAAACAGAGAGGTAGCAAAAATGGGTGAAGTAATTAAAGGTAGTGTACACTACGTATCAGAACGTAAAGTATCTGGTGATAAGATTCTATATAGTATCAAGCTAGATAACGAGACGTTTTACGGTACAGGTGAATATAAGCCTACATGTGAAGTAGGCGACTTAGTTGGGTTTGAAGCGACTAAGAATGATCGTGGGTACTGGAACGTAGATAAGCCAGAAGCAATGAAAATTGGTAAAGGTAAAGGCACTCAACCACCACCACGAACTGGTGGAGGTAAAGGTGGATTCAAAGGTGGCGGCGGTGGCGGCTATAAGCAAGACCCAGCTACTCAAGCGTCTATCATCATGCAGTCGTCTGCTAAAGCAGCGGTTGATTTAGTTAACGTAGCAATTATTAATGAAGCTATCGCGTTACCTGCTAAAAAAGCAGATCGCTTACAAGCTATCATTGATTCACACGCCAAGGTAACTGAGCAGATATTCCAACAGCAGCTAGGTGTATACATCAAAGTTAAAGGTGGAAGCAAACTAGAAGAGCTGTTAGCTACAGAAGAAGTTGAAGGTGTAGGGGATTTAGATGACCCAGACTTCGATAATGATGTAGAGCCTACTCAATCACCAAAGCAAGAAGAAGGAGCGTTTGCAGATGACCCAGATTTTGAATGATGATGCCCCTAGTTATAGGATATCAGCTATTGTTCGGGCGGTTCAATTCCGTCCGGGCATGGAAGATGGATGGGTTAGTCGTAACGTAGGTGAGAAAGGACAAGCCTATATCGAGACATCACATGGTAGACATTTTCTATCGCTTGGGAATAAAGGTGAGGACTTACCTTACTTAGTAGAATGGGATAACGGGTACTTTGAAGTAGTTTCTGCCTCACGATTTAACCATTGGTTCCAAGAGGTACCTCTAACATCTATAGAGGAATTAGCTGATATGGAACTAGACGACGAAGTAGAAGAGATAGTAGAAGCTATCGAAGAGTATAATCAACTAACACAAGGAGAAGTAGATGAAGAAATTAGTAGTAATCTTAATATTGATGACAGCAGCATGTGTGCATCCGGTGACAGCGGGGAACTTCAATCCGACAGCGGCAGCGAATCAGCACCAAAAGCAGGGTCAAGTCCAAGTACAGGGACAAGCACAGGGTCAGATTCAGCAAGCGACGAGCAGAAGCAAGACTAATGTAAACGTAGTTGATGAGTCACTATCAGTGTCAAATGATGACGTAATCGTAGAAGGTGATGACTTCTCACGTATGCCTGTATCAAGTGCAGCACCTACCTTTGCAAGTGTATGTTCATCAGGTGCGTCACTACAACGTAACACAATTGGAGTTAGCTTATCAGCAACAAGTGCATTCTGTCAATACCTATCTCTAGCAGATGCGTACACAGCAGTAGGAGACAATACAAAGGCACTTAAATACATAGAAAAAGCAGCTGGTGTAGCAGATCGTGATGGGTTCTATGATTCTATTCGTAGTTTCTTTACATTGGGTATACTATAAACTGAGTTTGAGAGAGGGTGGACTCGCTTCGCGAAGTGAAAGGCCCACTAGTATAATTCTAGACAAAACTAGACAGCGGGTGCAATTCCCGCCTCTCGACACAATTAACAATATCAATTACATTGAAAAATGCCGTGGAATTAGTGTAAAAATTCTGCGGCGACTTTAGGAGGTTTTATGTTTGGAAAGAAAAGTCTAAGTGACATTTTGGCAGCATTTGAGAAAACAAAAGCAGAGAAGATTGCTGATAAAATACAGGAACTACTAGCAGGTGAGTAACGGACCTAAAGTAATCGTCGATGCTGACATGGTGCGATATCAAATTGGATGTGTCTGTGACAAGGATAGGTTTCTTGCCATGGATGATGATAAGACAATAGGTATCGCTTCAACTAGAACTGAATTAAAGGAGCTAGTAGGTGAAGAGGTGTATGCGAACTGTAAGATCAAGAGACAAGTTGCAGCTGATCCAGTAGAGAATGCTCTACATAGCTGTAAGCTAGTACTTGAGAACATTCGTAAGAATACTAACGCTAGAAAGATGGAACTGTATCTCGGGGTGTCAGAGAACTATCGTAAGGATGTATCTAAACTACTACCATACAAGGGTAATCGTGTAACTAAGAGAAAGTTTGAAGAGATGAAAGCCACAGGTAAGTGGCCTTATTACTTCGAGCAGTACCCTAAGAAGTATGGTATGGGTAGACCAACGCACTTTGATGCACTCACTAAGTATATGATCGAGCGTTATGATGCCGTAGAGATTGATGGCATCGAGGTCG